CTCATGAGTATGCTCGAAGTTATGCGGATAACATGGACATGGACCGAATGTAAGATGAAATCAAAAGATTTTAGAATGAAATTAGAAGTTACAAAAACAAACCTAATATTAGCTGCAGTAATATTGTTACTGCTTGGTTACGTTATAATCATCAGCAGAACAAATACTACTGTAAATGATTTAGAATATAAAACCGAGATTGATAGCTTAAATAGAGCAATATCAACTTACCAGCAGCACCAGGTTGTTTTGGATCAAAAGATTTCAAATAAAGAATTAGTCATTAAAAAACTAGATCAAGAGATAGATTCAACAAAACGAGTAATAATTCAAGAAAGAAAATACTATGGTGATAAAATTAAAAATGCTGGCCGTTATACTCCTACTGAGCTTAACGACTTTTTCTCAGAGCGCTACAAATAAAGAACAGCTAGTCTGTATCCCACAATCCACAGCACAAAAGATTGCAGTCGATCTAATAAGATTAGACTCGGTTACTGTTGAATTAAAAAACACACAAGTTATTTTACAAAAGACTGAGCAGAAATTAGCTGAACAAGATAGTCTTGTTTTGATATACAAAGAGAAGCTTTTAACTTACCAACAAGAAATAGCTACACAAAACCTTAGATTTAATGCATGCTCTGAGAGAGTTACTAAGCTAGAAAAAGATGTAGTTAAATTGACTGACAAGAATAAGAGATCAAAGGGTTGGTTAAGAGTAATTGGTGGAGGTTTTATTACTAGCGTAGGATTGTTAATAGCTATGATTACAATAAAGTAATATGTCTGAACAAAAAACTCTTAAAGATATAATAAAAGAGGAGTACGTTAAATGTGCACAGTCAGCAACGTACTTTATGAAAAAATACTGTGTAATTCAGCATCCTACAAAAGGAAAAATTCCATTTCACTTATACGCATACCAAGAGAGTTCTCTACAAGACTTTCAAGACCACGATAGAGTTATAATTTTAAAGTCCAGACAGTTGGGTATATCGACACTAATTGCAGGATATGCATTATGGATGATACTATTCCAAAACGACAAAAACGTCTTAGTTGTTGCGATTGATCAAAATACATCAAAAAACCTTGTTACAAAGGTACGAGTAATGTTTGATAATTTACCAAGCTGGTTAAAACTAAAAGCAGTTGAGAGTAATAAGTTGTCTATGAGACTATCAAATGGATCTCAAATTAAAGCAGTATCAAGTACAGGAACTTCTGGTCGATCGGAAGCATTATCTTTAGTTATTATAGATGAGGCAGCTTTTGTTGATGGAGCAGAAGATCTATGGGCATCGCTACAGCAAACATTAAGTACTGGTGGTCAGGGTATCTTATTATCAACACCAAACGGTACCGGTAACTTTTTCCACAGAATGTGGACTAAAGCAGAGTCTGGTGATAATACATTTAAAACGTCACGATTACCATGGCAAGTGCACCCAGAAAGAAATCAAGAATGGCGTAATAGGCAAGACGATGAATTAGGAATAAGATTAGCAGCACAAGAGTGTGACTGTGACTTTTCTACTTCAGGTAATACAGTAGTATCACCAGAACTAATTACTTTTTATAACGAAACTTTTAGTAAAGATCCTATTGAAAAAAGAGGATTTGATGGAAATTTATGGATATGGGAATCTCCAGATTACACTAGAAGCTACCTAATAGCAGCTGACGTTGCTCGAGGTGACGCTTCTGACTACTCAGCATTTCACGTAATTGACGTAGAGAGTGCTACACAAGTTGCAGAATACAAAGGTCAGCTATCTACAAAAGATTTTGGTAACCTATTAGTTGCTGTTGGTACAGAATACAATGATGCACTACTAGTAGTTGAAAACGCAAATGTAGGATGGGCAACTTTACAACAAATTATTGAACGAGGATATAAAAATCTATATTATACACCCAAAGACAGTGGATTAGATTCAGATAGGTATTTATCTCGAGGCTATGATTTAACTGACAAGACTGACATGGTTGCTGGATTTACAAATTCCCACAAAGTTAGACCACTAACAATTAGTAAAATGGAGTTGTATATTCGTGAAAAAAGCTGTATAATAAGGAGTAAGCGCTTACTGGATGAATTGTTTGTTTTTATTTATAGAAACGGAAGACCAGAAGCTGCTTCAGGATATAATGATGATTTAGTTATGTCGTTTTGTCAAGGTCTCTGGGTTAGAGATACAGCATTAAGACTAAGACAGGCTGGTATTGATTTAAGTAGAACCGCTGTAAGTAACATTAAATCGACATTATCAATATATAAACCGTCAAATGGTCACAATAACCTTAGTATGAGAACACCTGACGGTAGAGAAGAAGACCTTAACTGGTTGCTGTGACTATTTATATAAAACTACAAATTAATGGCTGAAGATCAAGATCAAAAACCCAATTCACTATTCGCATCCTTAAGGCGATTATTTAGTTCGGATGTTATTATTCGAAACGTTGGTGGAAATCAGCTAAAAGTATTAGATACCAATCGAATACAAGCTAATGGTAATATACAAACTAATAGACGAGTAGATAGATACTCTAGATTATTTTCAACAATGCCAGGCGGTATGTCCATGAACGCTGGGCAAATGCAGTTGTATACTAGATTAGAGCTTTTTCGTGATTACGAAGCAATGGATACTGATAGTATTATTTCTTCAGCACTAGACATATATGCAGATGAGTGTACAGCTAAAAACGAGTTTGGAGATATATTATCTATACAATCACCAAACGAAAAAGTTCAAAAAGTATTACACAATCTATTTTATGATATTCTTAATATTGAATTTAACCTATGGCCATGGATTAGAAACACCGTCAAGTATGGTGATTTTTATTTAAAGTTAGATGTAGCTGAAAAGTATGGTGTAATCAATGTAGAGCCAATTTCAGCTTACGAAATGATTCGTGAAGAAGGAATGGATCCAGAAAATCCACATAAGGTTGTATTCAAAAGAGAAGCTACAGCACTATCGTCTGTATACTCTCCTTCAAATAAAAACACTGAAGAGTATGATAATTTTGAAATAGCTCACTTTAGACTATTAACAGATACAAACTTTTTACCTTACGGACGATCTATTATAGAGCCAACTAGAAAAGTTTGGAAACAAATAACACTAATGGAGGATGCGATGTTAATACACCGTATAATGAGAGCTCCAGATAAGCGTGTGTTTAAGATTGATATTGGTAATATACCACCAAACGAAGTAGAGGCATTTATGGAGGGTATGGTAAATAAAATGAAAAAAGTACCATACATTGATCCTGAAACTGGTGAATACAACTTAAAATATAACATGCAAAACTTACTTGAAGACTTTTATCTTCCAGTACGTGGTGCAGAGAGTGGTACATCAATAGAGCCGTTAGCGGGTATTCAGTACGATTCAATAGCGGATATTGATTACCTTAAAAATAGATTACTAGGATCACTTAAGATACCAAAAGCTTATTTAGGATACGAAGAGGATACTACTGGAAAGGCTACTTTAGCATCTCAAGACTTTCGTTTTGCAAGAACAGTAGAGAGAGTTCAAAAGATAATTGTATCAGAATTACACAAGATAGCTGTCGTACACTTATACTCACAAGGATTTACAGATGCTGAGCTAATAGATTTTTCTTTAAGTTTAACAGCGCCATCATCCGTATACGAAAGAGAAAAGGTAGAATTATGGACATCAAAGGTTACGTTAGCTGGTGACATGATTGAAAAAAAACTATTCAGTCGCTATTGGTGCTATGAAAACTTATTTAATTTAAGCGAAACTGAGTTTTTACAAGAGCAAGATAGAATTATAGAAGATACAAAAGCACAATTTAGAATAGAACAGATTAAAACTGAAGGAAACGACCCTATAAAAACAGGACAATCTTTTGGAACTCCTCACGATTTAGCACAACTTTACAAAGGTAATGGTGGAGTACCTAAGGGGTATGACACTGATAACGCAGTTCCTGAAAGTGGTTGGCCTGGAGCAGGACGACCTGAGGAGCCAGGAACTTATAGAACTCACGATCATGCTTTAGGGTGGGATCCACTAGGTAACAAAGTAGCAGGAAATATATCCGAAGAAAAGGTAGCAAAAAAACAATCAATAGAGGCTTTTCGTAACATATTAGACTCAATAGATAGCAAGAAAAGGGCTATTAGTAACACACTTATTCCAGAAAACATTGAAGATACTTCAAATTTATTAAATGAAGATAACCTAATACAGGAGGAATAGGACTCAGGAGCATATTTATATTTAGATGAAAAAGTCAACTCATACAAAGATTAAGAATACTGCTATATTATTTGAATTGCTAAGTAGGCAAGTAGCAGCTGATACAATAAAGGGTATTGATAAATCCCCTGCATTATCTGTACTTCGGGAGTATTTTAAATCAGATACAGTTCTAGCCAAAGAGCTAGTTTTATACCAAACGCTAGTCAACGAAAGATTTGCAAATACAGATAAAGCTGCATATCTGGTTAGCGCAGTAGTAAAACTACGTAATAGACTAAACCCAATATTACTAAAAGAGCAGAAGTATAGATTAATACAAGAAATTAAAAAGCATTATAATTTATTAGACTTTTTTAAAACAAATTTATCTGAGTACAGATTATATGCATCAATCTACCGAGTATTTGAAGGAATATCAGTATCAAAGGTGGGTGAAGTTGTGCAAAGTAGGTATACAATAATTGAACACTTAACAAAAAAGAAAACAAAACAAATAGCTGAAGCAAGTAACTCGGTTGGAGATTATATTAAACAAGACGAAGAAATTAGATTATTAGCATACAAACTAATGATTGATAAGTTCAATGTTAAATATTCACAACTTACAAGCAAACAAAGAGCTATACTTAAGGAGTACATTAATAATATATCAAATACTGTCAGTTTAAAAGAGTTTGCAATTAAAGAGGCTGCAATAATTCAAAGCCAATTAAAAAAACTTGTACCTAAGGTATCGGATAAAATAACAAATATTAAATTAAACGAAATTAATAGTATGCTTTCTTCTTTTTCAAAGATGCGTTCTATCAAAGAAGATCACGTACTATCCTTATTGCTTTATCACGAACTAATAAAAGAGTTAAAGAATGTCAACTAAGCAAAGATTAAGCAAAAAAGACTTTTACGAAGTTCGTAGTTATATTAAAAAACTACGCAAGGAGGGAAGTACTACAGCAAACGCTGACGGATACTTGACAGCTAACGCTTGGGTAGGAGATGAAGATGCAGAGGGTACTCAAGCTATAGACGTAGAAGATGAGCAATATTCATTCTCTGTTAAACCATCAAAAACAACACCACACCTTATACAACTAAAAGAAGCTAACTATAAGTCGTTTAAAGAGGACACTTCAGGTAGCCATGTACAAAAGGTAAATAGAAAAGTACTAGAAATAAATCAAAGATTACGAGAAATATCTCAAGCTTTAGATCATAGTATAAAATTAAAAAACGAATCTGCTATTGACAACTCTAGATATTGGAAAAAAACCAATGAAGCTATGCTTAAAATGAAAGCAAGAATTAGCGAAGTTAATAAAAAAATAAGTCAGTTAGCAAATTTAAAAGAAATAGCAGCTAATTCTGTAAAAGATAAGTTAGTTCAACTGCTAATAAAAGCAGGTATAGCTATTTCAGCACAAGATGTAGAATATAACCAAGTAAGTGCGGATCATTATGAGTTTGATATTATGATGGATGGTGAACCAATAGCAATTGATTATAATAAAGGGCAGTTGATTTATCAAGGATACGACGAAGAGATTGACTTAGGAAATCTTAACCAAGAGCAGGATGTTATCGCTAAACTATCGCAAACACTAAACAAATGAATAAGCAAGTATTAGTAGACTATATTGGGTCAATAGACATATCACTAGAACAGATAAATGAGTCTATGGCAAAAAATGACGGAAAGGTCATTGTATCTGGAGTAATGCAAAGAGGTGACGCTTTTAACCAAAATCAAAGAAAATATCCAACTGACATTCTAAAACGTGAATCCGATAAATATAAAAAAGTATTTATAGCAGAACGCAGAGCTTTAGGAGAGTTAGATCACCCGGAATCATCGGTAGTTAATCTAGCAAACGTATCGCACAATGTGGTTGATTTATGGTGGGATGGTGAGGATCTTATGGGAAAGATAGAAATACTAGCAACTCCATCAGGAAATATAGCAAAAGAATTATTAAAAGCGGGTATTCGTTTAGGCATAAGTTCGCGTGGTATGGGATCAGTAAAAAACTTAGGAGAAGGAAGAGTAGAAGTGCAAGATGACTTTGAAATTGTTTGTTGGGACTTAGTATCTAATCCATCAACTCAAGGAGCGTTTATGTCACCATCACTCAACGAAGGCGTAAATGGAAAAGCATCTAATAAATATTTAAAAATCAATTCGCTTATTAGCGATATAATTTCAGTAATGTAATATGAAACTAAAGAAAATTATAGAAAATCTTGACCAAAAGGTAGAGCTTAACGAAAAGAAAGCTTTCTTACAAGAAGTTGCCATGTTTAAAGAATATGGAAAGATCATATATCGTACTGATGGTATGCGTGAAGCAGCTGAAAAAATAGGAAAAATTGTTGAGAACGCTGAGCGTATTGCTTTGCAGGAAACTGACGAATGGTTCGATGAAGTAACCGTTAAGCGCAATATGAAGTCTCTTCGATCCAACAACGAATCATTTAAGAAAACTGTAGGTGAGGTTGCTAAATTGCAACAACGCCTAGAAGCTCTTTATGAAGAAATGGGTAGCACTCTAAGTAGATACTACGAAATATAAGGCTAATGACAAATAACATTGCTAATAAAAACAAACTAGTATCTGAACTAATTTCAAAAGTATTACGTGAGTATGTTTTTGAAGGTGAAGACTCAGGAAATCCTTTTGCAGCTGCAGCAGATAGCGGTAAGGAGGAGCCAACAGCCGATGAACCCGCTGCAGAAGAACCAGCAGCAGATGAAGAAAAGGCGCCAGCTGAGGATGACAAAAAGCCCAAAGAAAAAAAAGAAGATGATGGTCTATCTTTTAACTTTGATGTTAGTGGTGTAAAAAAGTATAATACTAATTCTTTTAGAAACTCAACAGCTGTTGCAAAAAAGATTACTAAAAACGGTATACTAGCAACAGTGCAACCGGATGGAGTAGATATTTTAGTAGGATTTGATGATATCACTGAAATAGCAAACGCTTTTTTTAAAGTTAAAAAATGAATAATACAACTCAGTTAAAACGTATTGTAGAGAGAATTCTACGAGAAGAGGAAGATAAAAAGCAAATTGCAGCAATGGATGCAGCTATGGCTAATACTTTTAAAACGTTAGGAACAGAGTTTGAAGCAAATAAAGAGGAGATACAACAAGACGTAGCTGACTCAGAGGCAGAATTAAACGAAGCTTTAGGAGTACTTGCGGTTATTGGCATAATTCTTGCAGCTCCAAAAGTTGTTGAGTTGTTTGTAAAAGTGATTGGTAAACTAGTAGCAGTGTGGAAAAAGCTTGTTAAGCCAGGACAAGCAAAAGGACAAGAAGAGGAGTTTGCTAGCAATATTATCGAGTTCACACACAAGTGGCACAAGATGTACATTAAAGGTTTAAAGTGGATTCTTCAACTATCTGGGATTTTTAAAAAAGCAGGAATTAAAGAAGGCGTAGCTCAAGATAAAGCATCCGAAGCAATCTACTATACAATTATTGCATTATTGGCAGTGTACAGTGGTGTTGGTGCAATAGGTGCATTTAAAGGAGCAGTAACTGGAGCAGCTCATGGAGGAGGGTTTTCTATAGCAGCATTAGAGGCAGCAATGGCTGGAATTAAAACACAGGAGGTTGTGGCGTTTGCAGGTAAGCTAGGATTAAAGTCAGTATAACCTATAAAGATACAAATTATTTTCAATAAATACACTAATAAAAGTGTGTTTTATAATTTAGTATAGTATTTATTGTTAAATACACTATCTATTATAGTGTCCTAAAACGATATCAATTGAAGGCTCCAATAGCCTCAGGACAACAAAACATTTAACAAATGAACAAATTACTAAAAGACGCAATTGCAGACGCAAAAGCTGTCAGAGAGACTGCTTTAGCTAATGCTAAGTTTGCGCTTCAAGAGGCATTTGCTCCAAAAATTCAATCTATGCTATCTCACAAAATTAAAGAAGAGATGGAAGAGGAAGAAGAAGTAGAAGTGGAAGAGCCAAGCAACGACGAAGAAGCAGCTTTGGAGTCGAGAATGAGAAACAACACTGGTTTGTATGAGGATGATGACATCTTTGGTGACGAAACTGGAGAAGGTGCTGCAGATGTAGCTGGAAATGATCCAGAAGCAGTAGCTGAAGGCGATGAAGATGAAGAATACTCAGACGATCGTGGATTAGAATCAGAACCAGCAGACGATGATCAAATTTCAGACGAAGAGTTAGCTGAATTAATTCGTGAATTAGAAGGTGAAGACGAAACAGAAGTAGAAGCTCCAGCTGAAGAGGAAGAATTAGAAGAGGGTGAAGATGAAGAGTACGAAGAAGCTCCAACATCTGAAGGTCGTAAAAAGAACAAAATGAAGATGATGGAAATGGAAGACGAAGAAATGTCTGACGAAGAGGATGAAGAAGAGGTTAACATAGAAGAAATTATTCGTGCATTACGTGAAGAAGACGAAGAAGGCGCAGAAGACACTAAAGCTGCTGAAGAAACAGAAGAAGAGTTAGAAGAGGCTTACAAAGTTATTAAGTTTTTACGTAGCAAATTACACGAAGTTAATTTACTAAATGCTAAGTTATTATACGTAAATAAGCTAATCAAAAAAGAAGGACTTACTGAGTCTCAAAAAATTAAAATTATTGAAACTTTTGATCGTGCTAAAAACGTAAGAGAAGCAAAGTTAATCTACACAACACTTGCAGAATCTGTAATGAAAAGAATTGCAAAAGTATCAACTACTAAAACTAAAATGGTAGAAGGATTTGCATCTAAAGGCCAAAAGCCAACAACAAAGATTTTAAGTGAAAACAAAATTTATAACAGGTTTACAGAATTAGTTAAGTTTAATCGATAACCAAAAAAACACATAAAAAAAATGAATTTATTCGAAAACATGAATAGCGAAAATCGAGGTGAAGCAACAAAGCCCTTGATATCCAAGTGGTCTCGTACGGGATTACTTGAAGGCTTAGGTTCTAAAAATGAGAAGTCTACTGTGGCTGTCCTTTTGGAAAACCAAGCAAAACAATTAGTAAAAGAAGGTTCTGGTACAACTTCAGGTATAGGTGGATCAGGATTTGAGCAATGGACTGGTGTAGCTTTGCCGTTAGTACGAAGAGTATTTGCGGAAATTGCTGCTAAAGAATTTGTCTCTGTACAACCAATGAACTTACCTTCAGGTCTAGTATTTTACTTAGACTTTAAGTATGGTACCAACAAGAAGCCATTTGGATTTGCTCCAACTGGTCAAAACCAAACTGGTACATTACAAGGTGTTACAAATGGCACTGGTAACCCAACTGACGGTCTTTACGGTGCAGGTACTTTTGGATACTCTGTTAATAGTGTTGTAGGATCTGCAGCCGCATGTGCAACAGCATCAGCTGGTCCATCAGATGTAAACTACGACGGAGCTTACACAGCATCAATATCTACAGCGTTTAAAACATGGGCAGTAGCAACATCAAGCTTAGACTCTAAATTTGATACTTATGCAGTTCGTTCTTTCGTTCCAGTATCTGGATCAACTACACTTTTACCAGGACAATATTTACCAGCATTCACTAGACTTGCAGGAGCTAATCTTGTATTTGTTGTAACAGCATCAATCGCTGGAGCAGTTGGAACAGCAGGAACTAACGTAAGAGTAAGCCACTCTATTAATCCAACAAACGATAACAGAAATGACTTCGAATCAACTGGATTAGATGCTAACAACCGTTCGTTAGATACTAACTTGAACATCCCAGAAATTGAATTGCAAATGCGTTCAATTCCAGTAACTGCTAAGACTCGTAAGTTAAAAGCAAGCTGGACTCCTGAATTTGCTCAAGATTTGAATGCATACCATTCAGTAGATGCTGAAGGTGAATTAACAGCAATGTTGTCTGAGTACGTTTCTATGGAAATTGACTTAGAGATCATGGATATGTTGATTTCAGCTGCTGCTTCTACAGAGTATTGGTCAGCAAAGACTAACATCGTATGGAATGGCTCTAGTTTTGGAGTAGACGCTAACGTAACTGGAAACGCTTATATTCAAGGTACTTGGTTCTCAACTTTAGGAACTAAATTACAAAAAGTATCTAACCAGATTCACGCAAAAACATTACGTGGTGGTGCAAACTTCCTAGTATGTTCTCCAGACGTTTCTACAATCCTAGAATCAATCCCAGGATATGCAGCAGACGGAGACGGAACAAAGTCTAAATATGCAATGGGTGTACAAAAGGTAGGTGCTATGACTAGCCGTTACCAAGTATACAAAAACCCTTACATGCAAGAGAATACAATCTTGATGGGCTTTAAAGGTGCTCAATTCTTGGAAACTGGAGCAGTATATGCACCATACATTCCATTAATGTTGACTCCACTTGTGTACGATCCAAATAACTTTATCCCAAGACGTGGTGTAATGACACGTTA